TCTCCCGGAACACAAAGGAACTCATCTCAGGGTTTGGCTCGTCATGTAGTAGCAGATACAGCGGGTGGTCGAGAGCTTTTTCCTTGCCACCGTCCGCTTTATAGCGGTACATATGAATCGGCAGACCGGCAATAGCTTCTGCCAGAATGCGGACGCAGCAGTAAACGGCCGTCATCTGCATAGCGGACCGTTCCGTCACAGCCTTTCCAGCCGTGGTACCGCCGAACAAAAAGCTGTACGAACTGCCCGCCGTTCTGTTCTGGGGCTTATCCCGGGAACGGAACAGACCTGAAAAAATACTCATTGGGAGTCTCCTTAAAAATACAGCCAAACGGCTGCATATATTTCTTGACTTTGCCTCCAGATGGCTGTATCATTATAGCATCCAACTGGATGTATATCATATGGAGGTTACACTATGGAAAAATTCTCTTTAGATGGTTTTCAGTTACTGCATCCGAATGCGAAAAGCATTCTGCAGGAACATCGCGTAATTCTTGGCCTGACACAAAAGCAGGTTGCGGAGAAGGCAAATATTCCGCTTCAAAGCTACCAGCGTTTTGAAAGCGGTGACCGTAACATAAAGACCGCCTCGTTTCAAGTCGCCTGCCGGGTCATTGAGGCACTCGGCATGAACATATCTGATTTCTACCATGGCGAGTATGTTTTGGGTGAACCAATCTTTAGCACGAAAGAGGGACTGCGCTATAAAAAGACCGGCAAGCTCATCAATGAGGATGTTGTCGAGGATGCTCCGTCAGATAAATAAAAGGCCGCGTTTGTCATAAACGCTTTCGCCTGTATCGTTACCACACCGAATTGCACGGTCAAGCGCCATGATGGTGGCGACCGCGCCGTCGATTTTCTCGGTAGACTTTTCCTTGTCCGCCTTGATGTTTCCGGCAGGATCGGTGCGAATGTAGATATTGTCCATCATCCAGCGCAGGATCGGATTGCCGCCGTGCGCCAGCTTTTCCTCCAGTGTCAGCTTCATCAGTTCCTTCGTCGGTGGGGACATATCCTTAAAGCCCTGACCGAAGGGCACGACCGTGAAGCCCATCCCCTCAAGGTTTTGTACCATCTGGACAGCTCCCCAGCGGTCAAAGGCGATCTCGCGGATGTTGTATTTCTCGCCGAGCTGTTCTATGAACTGCTCGATGAAGCCATAATGTACCACATTGCCCTCGGTGGTTTGCAGGACACCTTGCCGCTCCCAAAGGTCATAATTGACATGATCACGACGTACACGTAGGTCGATGTTGTCCTCGGGTATCCAGAAGAACGGGAGAATGTTATACTTGTCGTCCTCGTCGCCGGGCGGGAACACCAGCACGAAAGCCGTGATATCGGTGGAGGACGAAAGGTCAAGCCCACCGTAGCAGACGCGGCCTTCGAGAACGGCTTCGTTGACGGGGAACGCACATTTATCCCATTTGTCCATGGGCATCCAGCGCACCGCCTGTTTTACCCACTGGTTGAGCCGAAGCTGCCGGAAACTGTTCTCCTCGCCGGGATTCTGCCGTGCCGACTCAAACGCCGCCTTGACCTTATCCATGCCAACTGTAATGCCCAAGCTGGGATTGGCTTTCTTCCACACCTTCGGATCTGTCCAATCATCCTCCGGTGCCGCGCCATAAATGACGGGATAGAAAGTGGAGTCATGCTTTCTGCCGTCGATGATGTCCATCGCCTTTTGATGCACCTCCCAGCAGATGCTGTTTTGGTTATCTCCGGCGGTCGTTATGAGAAAATACAGTGGCTGCATTCTCGCATCGCCGCTGCCCTTGGTCATGACGTCAAACAGCTTTCGGTTGGGCTGCGTGTGCAGCTCGTCAAATACCACGCCATGGGTGTTGAAGCCGTGCTTATTGCCCACATCAGCAGACAGCACCTGATAAATGCTGCCAGTAGGTTGAAAGATTAGCCGTTTGGTGGCGTCAAGAATTTTCACGCGTTTGGAGAGTGCCGGACAGTACCGCACCATATCCGCCGCCACATTGAAAACGATAGACGCCTGATTGCGGTCGGCGGCGCAGCCATAAACCTCGGCGCGTTCCTCACCGTCGCCGCAGGTGAGCAGCAGGGCGATGGCTGCCGCAAGCTCAGAATTGTGCGTGGGCAAAAAAGAACGCCCCACCAAGTATTGATGAGACGGACTGTCAACCTGAATGCACTGCATCCCCGCATTGGGGATCGGCTCTATCTTATCTATGTACCGGTAGTGACTCCGTGTTTTACGGTTTCGAGCCACGTTGTTTTTTAGCTTTCGGTGCAGACCGCTGACTTGAATATCGTCAAAAGACGTAAACTTTACATAATATAAAGTTTCGCCTGTCGTGCGTCGTCCGCACTCCGCGCTCGATTTACTCCAATCGTTCCTCTGTGTGGATGGCGCTGTGCTGACAGCATTTTTTATGCCGAGACTCCACAGAAGTTCGCTGACGCTTTCAGAGAGCTTTTTTTCAGTCGAGGTGAAAATAGCTTGACCTTTTGCATTGCTTATGCAACCATCCGAATCCATTAAGCCTTGCAGTAGACGCAGACGCTGGCTTTGACTGGAACGTAGGTAAGCTGTTGGAATATTCTTTTCATGGAAACTGTGCAAAAGAACTTGACGCAAAGCTGGGATGCGGAACACAAGACTGTCACCAGTGTTTTTCCATGTGCTGGTAAGCTCATAAAACGGTAGGATATTTTTCAACGCACCTGCAACATCTTCTGTCTTAATGGTTATCTCCGGCTTGACTGCATTCCCGTTCCCAAGCCAATAGCCCATAAGATACGACTCGATCGGCAACTCTGCCTCAGTGGTATTTATGGGAGCTGCGACAGAGATACGGAAACGGACGCTGCCGCTGTCGCGCGGCAAACGGAATAGTTCACCTGTGGTCATGATCCTCTGCCTGCGCTTACCGTGAGTGTATTCGCCCGCCCACTGGTGATGCTCACCTGCCTCTATCACCTGACCGTCCTTGAAGGTGATCCTGTATGCCTGTTCTGAATAATCCAACTTGCTCTTGGCGACAACATGACAAACGGCACCGCGCTCGTCAAAAACGACGTCCCCAACTTTGATACTTCCCATATTTGTGAACCCAGATGGGGTTGGAATGAGAGTATCGAGAGACAGTTGCTTGCCCATTTTCTTTGGTATCTCCACATAGGCGGTGTTGAACTGTCGGTAGCCGTTGGGCTTCAATGTTCCGAAAATGTCACGGATAATCTGCTCCTGCCAGTCAATGAGCTCAAAGGGCTTTCCCGCCCAGGTGCCTTTGGTATGGCAGAGCGACTCGATGAAAGACACAGCGTAGTCGGCGGCAGCTTTGTCATAGGTGGAATCTGACGCCTTAAAGCGTGTTTGTTTATACTTTTTCAGCTTTCGCAATACTTGCCGCCTCCCTCCGGACATAAAAATAGACACCCTCCGGTGCCATTAAAATCTATCTGTACGAGATACAGCCCCGCAAAGGGCTGAACTCGGCTATTTGCTTTGGCGCGAATTAGTGGTTTTCGCTGTGAAGCAGAAGCTCCAGCGCAAGCTGTGTGTCCGTGTCGGCGGGCTCGACGTCCCAGCCTCTGTCGTAATTGCATACGATACCGCCGTTCCGCTTGAGCGTCAGCTTGCTGATGCGACCGCCGTCGATGCCGAACTCGCTGCCTTCGTCGTACTGCTTCATCCAGTAGTAAAAAATGCTGTCGTGAACCTTCAGGCTTCCTTCTTTCCACATGGTGTCATCCTCCTTAAAACCGCTCGATGCTGACACTGTCGTCTGCTTCGAAAATCACCTTGTAGCGGGTTTCCGTTCCGTCGGCTTTCTTGGAAATCAGGCGAATGCCGCCCTCAAAGGCGCTGTAGGCTCTATCGAAGCGCTCGCCCTGCGGGAGCTGGCTCTTGGCTTGTTTAAGCTGCTTGTCTGTCATGGTCGTATCCTCCTCAGTTTTTCTTGCTGTTCCAGCGGCTGTCCATCTCGACCATCAGGTCGTGGTCGCGGCTGATGAGCTCTCTTTTTCTTTCAAGGCTTGCGGTGCGAAGTTCGCAGCGATTCTTGAGCAGTTCGTTTTCGAGCTCCTTGTAGGTCATCGTCTTTGTGCTTTTCATGCTGTGTGCCTCCCTTGTTTTGTTATACACATATTCGCTCTAAAAGCACATAATAGCAAGGCAATTTTGAGATATAAACCGCAATATATAGCACAATCTTTGACACGGTTATACTACATATTGTTGTGTGGTTTATGTCTCGCCGGTGAGGATGAAATGCGCATATTCGCGGCGGTGCTCCTCCAGATACACGACCAATTCGAAGAAGCCCATGTCATTTGCGATGCGCTGTACGACGCTCACATCGAACATATTGGTAAGCCCCGTGTCACGGATGGCGAGAATCTGTTCCTGAATTTTATCAGTCATCGTCGCCCACCACCCTGCAGGTGTCCTCGCCGTAGGCGACCGACAAACCGCAGCCGTTGTCCCACGCCACCATGACCGAGCCGATGTCGTCCACGCCGCACACGGTGCCTCGTGTGCCGACTGGCGGCGCTTGTGGGTCGTCCATGCGGAGTAGCTCCACACGACAGCCGACTGGGTAGCGCTTGCGGAGGGCCTCGACCAACTCTTTACTCGGAAAGCTCATCGTCAGTCACCTCCTTGTCCTGCAGGCTCATCACGTCGTCGTAAAGACCGGCGTCACCTTCAATTTTCTCGATGTACTCCTGTGTCTTGGGGTTGCCGCTCTTGAAAGCGCCGCTGCCGGTCAGGTTGCGGAGGAGAATTTTACGTGCTGCTTTGTACTCGTCGCCAATGAAGCCGAGCCGCAGCAGGAAGCAGCGGAATGCGTACTTTTCGTTGTCAGTGTCTTTCTCCTTGGCAGTGACGCGCTTCTGCGTTTTCGCCATGCCGATGAGCTTGCCTGTGAAATGGGCGTAGGCGCTGATTTCCTCCGGCTGCGGGAAACCATTGAACCAAGAAAAACTGACTTTTTCGTCGTCGACCTCAATGGGCAGGGAGTCTGCGCCCAGCGCCTTTTTAATGAGCGATTCCTTGCTTGCCACCAGCAGCCGCAGGTTTTCGAGCGCCGCATCGCTGATATCCTTGCGCGGGTAAGAGATAACAAGGGAGTCACCGGCTTCTTCCGGCGCGTCAGCGTCAGGCACATCCTGCGGCTCCGCTTCAAAGCCCTGTTCGTGCAACCGCTCGATGAGCCTTTCGATTTCCTCGCTGTCGGCGCGGTCGTCGAAGCTGACGGTGCCGTTCTTGTCGATGGTGAAATAGTCCACCTCGTAGGCAAAGGTAGGAGCGCCCTTGTATTTTGCTGCGCAGCCCGTAACCTCCGCCATTGCTGTGACCAACCGTTTCCTGTCGCTGCCGGTCAGGTTGTACCTGAGTTCAAATGTGTTTGCCATAATGTTTGCCGCCTTTCTTTGAGCCGATGCTTCGGCTTTTTGTACATACATATATCACTCTGAAGCCTGTAAATAGCAAGGCAATTCCGCGATATATATGCACCAAATAGAAGCGGCGGCGTTTGTGTGGTTTAGTCTGCTTTTCCAGCCACTTCCGCATAAGCATAGGTCAGCCCATCACGCTGAACGGAGACCTTATCCGCCGAGCCAACCTGCTCAATGTACCGCTTCACAATGACGTCGCAGTATTTTTCGTCGAGCTCAATTGTTGCGCAGGAGCGGTCAGCCTGTTCGCAGGCGATGAGCGTACTGCCGGAGCCGCCGAAGGGGTCAAGCACCAGCGTATTGCTCATGGAGCTATTCATAATAGGATACGCCAAAAGCGGAATGGGCTTCATAGTCGGGTGGTCGCCGTTTTTCTTTGGCTTGTCGAACTCCCAGATGGTGGTTTCCTTGCGCCCGCTATACCATTGATGCTTGCCGGTTTTCTTCCAGCCATAGAGCACAGGCTCATGCTGCCACTGATACGGGGAGCGCCCCAGCACCAGCGACTGCTTTTTCCAGATACAGCAGCCAGACAAATAAAAACCGGCATCCGAAAAGGCTCTTCTAAAATTCAGTCCTTCGGTGTCGGAATGAAAAACGTATATGCTGGCGTCATCCGCCATGACCGCCTCAGTGTTCTGAAAAGCTGCCAGCAGGAAATTGTAAAAAGCATCGTTTGCCATGTTGTCGTTCTTGATTTTTCCGGCGCTGCCTTCG